AAAGTGGTCTCATAAAATTATTTACACCTTTTCTTCCCCTTTTTCTTCTGGTATAACTACCCATTTTCAGAACAACACGCTAAATATTATGAGCAACTATTACCAGGAGAATAGGCGATATGGCACTAACATCACCAGGCGTACAAGTTACGGTAATCGACGAGAGTTTTTATACACCAGCAGAACCTGGTACAGTTCCTCTTATTGTCGTAGCTACAGCCCAAGATAAAACAAACGGAGCTGGTACAAACACAGCTTCAGCAACAACCAAAGCAAATGCCGGCAAAGCATTTAAAATTACGAGTCAGAGAGATCTTACAGATCTTTTTGGAATTCCGTTCTTTGAACAGACAGCGAGTTCAACTCCTATCCATGGTTCAGAGCGCAACGAATATGGACTATTAGCAGCCTACAGTTTATTAGGTGTAAGCAACGCGGCATTTATTGTTCGAGCTGATGTAGACCTAGACCAACTCGCAGCAGAAGTAGATGCCCCGGGAGCGAACCCAATAAACGGCAAATGGTGGTTAGACACCCAGGCCACAACTTGGGGTATCCAAGAGTGGAATAGTGCCGCAGCATCAACAGCAGGCGGCCAGAAATTTACTAACAAAATACCGTTGGTTCTTACAGATGCAGATTTTCCGGCTAAAATTGAAAACAATGCTCCTAAAACTTCAGTTGGACAGATCGGTGAATACGCAGTGGTATTTCAAACTGTGGAAGGTGACGGCACCTACGGAACAGCAGAAGATCTAGCAAGAATCTATTACAAGTCACCGGGTAACGGTACAGTTGCAGGTGGCGGCACACAGGTAGACGCAGGCGAATGGGTATTAGTAGGCTCTAATGCGTGGAAAGCCAGCTGGCCAGTAGCAGTTAGTTCTACATATACCGGTGCACTCAGCGGAACCTTGTTTATAAACAGCCAATCTATAGCAACCGGAGTATCGTTGACCACACTTGCAGCAAACATAAATTCTGGTGTAATCCAAGGTGTTACTGCAAAAGTATTATCCAACAGACTGTATATCTATTCAGATGGGACATCAATAGGCAGTGGAACGGGCGATTCTACTGGCCCAGATGGCAATATCAAACTAGACAACGGCACAGCATCATGGAGCACTATCGGTATTACTACAGGTGAATACGTCAGCCCAAGACTGCAACAAACACCGCACACAGATATTCCTGCTTTCAAACGCACTGACAACGTAACTACAGTGGAAGGCGTTGCTACTGGATCTGTATGGATTAAAACCACAGAACCAAATCGTGGAGCTCGTTGGAGAGCCAAGCAATGGAGTTCTGCTACACAGTCATGGGTAGCATCAGAAGCACCCATTTACGCTTCTACAAATGCAGCACTATTTTATCTAGATCGCAGCGGCGGCGGCGCCAATATTTCAGCAGGCACAGTGTTTGTGCAGAGCAATGCACAGGAAAACAGCGGATTCGATACCACACCAAACACAGCTGAATTCCGCATGTGGTATAGACACACCGGAATAGGTCAAGGAACCAGCGTAACCAGCAATATTATCAAGAGCGGTACATTTACTGTTGGTGCTACAAGAGAGTTTATGCTTGCTGAAAGTATAGTAGGTCAGTTAGCTTTAGATACAGCTAAGACTATTACATTGAGCACTTCTAATCCTGCTGGAGCAAATGCGCCTACTGGTGATAACAGCGACGCAGACAAGTTTGCTGCTGCTATCAACGCAGCTGGATTCACAAATATTGAAGCTTCTGTGGTAGCTGTTACAGCTACCCAGAGCAGATTAGTAATTACTCACAACGACGGTGGCGATTTTAGACTCACAGACGGAACAGGTAATCCTTTGTCGACTTTGTTTACAGTCTACAATCTCAAGACCAGAGCAGGCACCGAAAACTTCTACAATATCTCATTGGGCAGTGGAGCAGTGGGAGCAGAAGATCTTGCTGCAGGTGCTGCACAAGACTATCTAGTGTCAGGCTATCAACCATTGGCCGCATCAGATCCAAGATTCGCAGCCACCCCAGATGCTCCATTGAATGAGCCTGGAGATCAACAACTGTGGTACAATCCAAACTTTGCTGATGTTGATATTATGGTTCACAACGGTAATACTTTTGTGGGTTACAGACATGCAACAGCACCCTACTATGAAGCTGCTACAACCACTCTAAGAACTGGTTACTTGCCGATAGTCGCTGCCAGTAATCCATATGTAGCTGGAGTAACTATGTCCGGCGATTTATGGATCAGCACAGCAGATTTAGAAAACTTTCCAACAATTTACAGATACAACAGCAATTTGAGTGACATTGGTGATGTAACCCTACGTTGGGAATTAGTGGACAAAACAGATCAGACCACAGAAGAGGGTGTGTTGTTTGCAGATGCTCGTTGGAACACAACCGGCACAAGCTCAGCACAAGCAACTATAGAAGATTTAGTAACAAATAATTTCTTGGACCCAGATGCTCCAGATCCAGCACTATACCCCAAAGGTATGCTGCTGTGGAATCTAAGACGCAGTGGTGGCAATGTCAAGAAATACAGCAATAACTACATCGACACAGCTGGCGACAATCCAAGAACCAGCACAGCTACACTAGCAGGTAATGCGTTTGTCAGTGGTGCAGGTCTAAGCATGGACGGTTACTTCCCAGATCGTTGGGTCACAGCTTCAGGTAATAACGAAGACGGTTCAGGCAGTTTTGGTCGCAAAGCACAACGCAAGGTAGTTACACAGGCCTTGAAGTCGGTGATTGATACAAGCCAAGAAATCCGTGACGAAGAACGCAGAAACTTCAACATCATAGCTTGCCCAGGATATCCAGAAACAATGAGCAATCTAGTTAATCTCAACATTGACAGAGGTATCACAGCATTTGTTATAGGTGATACTCCATTGAGATTGCCTTCAGATGCTACATCATTGAACAACTGGGGAACTAATGCAGAATTGGTCACAGACAACGGCGATGACGGTATTGTAACTTATGATGAATATTTGGCTACATACTATCCAAATGGATTTACCACTGACCTAAGTGGTTCTAATGCAGTGGTTCCAGCAAGTCATATGATGCTGAAAACCATCGCACTCAGCGATAATGTCAGCTTTCCATGGTTTGCACCAGCAGGCACACGACGTGGTGGTATTACTAATGCTACAGCAGTGGGATACATTGATGCAGCCACAGGCGAGTTCCAAACTGTAGCACTCAACGAAGGTCAACGTGATACGCTATATGAACTAAAGGTTAATCCAATTCCATTTTTCAACGGAGTAGGACTTGTAGCCTACGGTCAAAAGACTCGTGCAAGAAATGCATCAGCACTAGATCGTATCAACGTAGCACGTTTGGTAGTATATCTACGTAGCCAGTTGAATAAGTTGGCTCGTCCATATTTGTTTGAACCCAACGACAAGATTACCAGAGACGAAATCAAACAAGCGGCAGAAAGCCTATTGTTGGAATTGGTAGGCTTGAGAGCAATCTACGACTTTGCGGTTGTGTGTGATGAAAGCAACAACACTCCGTCTCGTATCGATCGCAACGAACTTTATGTTGATATCGCTATAGAGCCAGTGAAAGCCATTGAGTTCATTTACATTCCATTGCGTATCAAGAACACAGGAGAAATTTAAAAATGGCAATTACATCGCTTAATAATATTGGTATTCCAACTACCAACGCAGCTGGCAGCACTCAAGTGCTGTTGATGCCAAAATTAAAATATCGCTTTAGGGTTACACTGTTGGGATTTGGAGTTACCGCAGCTACTGAACTTACCAAACAGGTGCAGGACGTTACAAGACCAAAAGTGTCATTTGAAGAAATGGCTCTTGATGTCTATAATTCCAAAGTTAAATTAGCTGGCAGACACACATTAGAACCCATTACATTAACATTGCGTGATGATGCCAGTGGTCAAGTTCAGAAAATGGTAGGGCAACAGATCCAGAAGCAGTTTGACTTCATGGAACAAGCTTCAGCACGTTCTGGCATTGACTACAAATTTACCACACGCATAGAAGTTCTTGACGGCGGTAACGGATTGTTAGTACCAAGCACTTTAGAAACATTTGAACTATATGGATGCTTCATTCAAAATGCAGACTACGGTGATGCAAACTACAGTACCAACGAGCATATGACTGTTGCTCTGTCTATTGTATATGACAATCTATCACAGTTCGCAGCAGGTGCAGCAGCAGTGAGTCCAATAGGCGGCATTGGAGCAGCAGTTGGCAGAACTATCGGTGCAGCTACCACAGGCGCTTCTACAGCACAAGGTTAATTATAATCTTCAAAACAGCCCGACTAAAAATCGGGCTTTTTTTGTGGCATAAATATTTGTATGGCAAATAAATTCACAAGATACCTATCAGAGTTCGGTTCTGGCTTGATTGAGGGTGTGACCAAACCCAAAGGTCAGATGAGTGATTATCGTCACGCCACTAGATTGTTCGTTGACAACGGGCTACGGCTCAGTCCAAAGACCAAATTTCTGTTTTACGTGTATTTTGAAATGGATAATTCAGTGCGAGGCATGTCACCATTCAGTGCCAAACACAAGAACGAAGCTGGCCTATTAGTCAAGAGTGCTGATCTTCCTAAATTTAATTTTGATTCGGTAGTAATGAATCAATACAATCGTAAAAAACTCGTATACAAGCAGATAAACTATGATCCAGTAAACATCAATATGCACGATGACAGCAATAATGTTATCAGTGCCATGTGGGCCTTGTATTATGGCTACTATGTCGGCGATAGGCATAATCCCAACGCCGCCTACGAATCCAATCATTATAGACCCACTGGTACTAACAAAGACAATTTTCGATATGGCCTAGACAATGACAAGAGCGTGGATTTTTTTAAATCTGTAACTATCTATACCATGAGCCGTAGAAGATTTGTTGGTTACACATTAGTAAATCCTCGAATTAAATCATGGAGCCATGGCGGCATGGATTATTCAGCCGGTGAATTCAACGAAAGCCAAATGACTCTAGAATACGAAGCTGTGCGATACAGCACAGGCAATGTATCTGTGGGAACACCTAAAGGATTTGCAACCCTGCACTATGACACTGTTCCAAGTCCACTGAGTGTAGCAGGAGGTGGTGTTTCTACACTCACAGGAGAGGGCGGTGTGCTAGATGGCCTTGATCAGATTTTTGGCAGTATTGGTAACGGAGCAGCGTTTGATACACCCGGAGGTTTTATAGGCACCTTGGCCAAGACTTTTAACACCTATAAAAATTTCAAAAGTCTCAGCAAAGATCAATTGGCCAGCGAGGCTATCAATATATTAAGTAATCCAGGAAATATTTCAACAGCAATTGATAAAGTCAGTGGAGTAATCGGAACGGTGTTTCCTAAAAGCGCCACTACAGAATCCACAACCAACGCTAGACAACGTAATATCACAGGTAATTAACCATGGCCACAAACTTACCAGCACAACCTATTGAAGACAGCGCCGCTGCGACTAAACTGTATTTTGAAAACTACGGCGAAACTGCTCTAGAGTTTCCCGCCAACGATGTCTCTGCCGCGATAAGTTTTTTCCAACAGGCCGGATTTGATCTTGATGCTGCCTCTACTTCAGCGGCTGTGATCCTGAGACAGGCCAAGCTCGACAACACACCTATTTTTCAAATCTTAGATACACTAAAGAATTTTCCAGGAGTTTCTCTAAGCCAGATAGTCGCAGAAATACTCAACAACAATCGAGTGCCTACATCTATATTAGGTTATAGAACTCAAAACGTCAATACCAATAAGACTAGAAATATTGCTGCCTAATGTCTAAATTCGCACAGGGACGATTTGAAATGAAAAACCCTGCCAAGTATGTTGGCAAGAAAACACCATTGGCTCGTAGTTCGTGGGAGTTTGTGTTCATGCGCATGTTGGATGAGCATCAAGGCGTTGAAAATTGGGCCAGCGAAAGCATACAGATACCCTATAGAGATCCCATGACGGGCAAATACACAATTTACGTGCCTGATTTCTTTGTGGTCTACAAAGACAAAACTGGCAAGAAGCATGCAGAAGTCGTTGAGGTGAAACCGCAGAGTCAAACACTGCGAGAATCAGTGGGCAAAAGCAGATACAATCAAGAACAGTATATCAAAAATATGGCCAAATGGGAAGCTGCTACAGCTTGGTGTAAACAGCAGGGCCTTAGATTTAGGGTGGTCAACGAAGGCGATATTTTCCATCAAGGCGCTAAACGCAGATAAGTATGATATGACTAAAAAATTAGAAGAACTATTTGATTTGGAATCTCAAGCTGAACCGGCAGCGCCTCCTCCGCCTGTGCATGAAGAAATCAACAGTCTCTATGATCAGTATCAAGCGGTACAAAAGATAGTGCAGACACTGCCACACATACAAGAACTAGAAAATCTTGATGAGCAAGAACTAGATAATCTTGCCAAAAAAGCAGAACAGGCCTATGA